CCCAACAAGAAGAATGAACCTGTGCCCAACAAGAAGGTCACACCACAAAACAGGTTCAAGAAGGCTATGGGTAAAATTGGTGCTATTGAAACACTGAAGAAGACCGGTGCTAACGCTAAGGAACGAAAAGATCTTGTGAGCAATCTAGTGAGTAATGTTATCACAACCGTCACTACTAATAAGGTCGCTCCTAATAAGAATGCTATTCGTATGGCCAAGCGTCGGAAGGTTCTCAATGAAATTGCGAAACACACTAACAAACGGATTACAAGTCTAAAGGCTCGTGCCGCCAACCCTTTCAGGACAGCGGAAGAGTACAATCAGATTGCTCAAAATGTTAAGAAAATGGTGAACCTCGTCGCTTCGGAAAATACATTCGATGCTGCGGCTGAACTCAACAAACAACTGAACATCAAGGGTAAAGAAATCAACAAGAAGAATACAAACAAGAAGGTTCGTGAAGGTGTAGAGTTTAAGATCAAGCAGATTAAGGGTCTCACGAACGCTGATGTCGTGGAGTTTATGAAGAAATGGGACACATCCAAGAACAAGACGATTTTCAATCAGGCTCGTAAGAGGGGTGCTGGTCGTCTTGCGGGTAAAAAGAAGACTGAAGAACGTGCTAAACCCAAGGAGGAAAACAACTTCAATGCTTCTGCTGCTATGACCAACCTGAACTTAGCACCCCAAAGGAATAAGCTCTTCAAAAAAGCAAAAGCTGAAGTTGGACGCTTTGGTGGTAGAATTGGACAGTGGGATCCAGTCATTAAGGGAGTAAAAACAGCCTCCGAACTTACCAACTTGGAAAAGAAGCTGAACGATAAGGTCAAGTTGCGAAATGAGATTCAGTCGAGTAAACTTGGACCTCTAAAGAAACGGGGTCATCGTGAAAAGGTCATGGAACTCAAGAACAATGTGGGTCAGAGACGCAAGATCTTCGAACAGCAGTTGGTCGACCTGGCACAAGATGCTAAAAAGCGGGAACTTTCGAAGTATATCGTGGGTCTGAACATTCCGGCTGAAAATAAGAGCAGGTATGTTAAACAAACGAACAAACCTGGTGCAAATTTGAACCTGATTCGTCGCACGGTTGATAAGCAGGTGGAAGAAAAGATTGCCAAGGCTTCGAAGTCCTTGGTGGCGGGGGCCATCGGTAAGATTCAAGCGAAGGAGAATAAGAACATTGCTAATGCTTCGAAGTCCTTGGTGGCGGGGGCCATTGGTAAGATCAAAAAGGATAACAGTGAAATGGAAAAGCTCCGTGATGATATTCGAAAGTCGATTCTTCCACAAAATATGAAGGACAAATACATCAAGAACAGTCGGTATGGTTCCGCGTCTGCTTTACGAAACCTGTTTGATGCCGAGGTCATGAGACAGGCTCGTAAGGATCGAGCTGCCACCAAGATTCAAGCTGCTGTCAGGGGTAAGAAGAACCGTGATACTGCGATGAATAAAAAACGCGAGGAGTTAACCGAGTTGGCTAAAAAGACGAAAACAAACTTCAGTAGGAACATCGCTGGTATGAAGAACATGAAGAATGTGTTCAAGTTGAGGGGTCGGATTGAGGGTGCTGTTCGTAGGAACAAGTCTCTTGAAAATGCGAAGGCTTTGAAAGGTAAGCCGAGAGTCAATCCTCTATTTGAAGATAATGGTGAAATATCGGCTGCTGCTCTCGCACCTAAACCACCAAACGCACCCAAGCCTAACAAGCCCTCGTTCAGGGCCATCGTCCAGAAAAACAAGGAAAGGAGGGTTATGAATGCAGTCAAATTGGCTGGGAAAAAGGTGGAACTTTCTCGTGCTTCTGGCCCCGAACGTGTTAAGATGGCGAGGAACCTTGCACCAAAGACTCAAGAGAATGTCAAGAAGGTTGCCAATGCTGTGAAGGTGTTCAACCGTCAAAGTGCAACGAGTGCTATAAATCGTCTCAAGAAATTGACACCAGCCGAAAAGACTCAGTACAAGGGTAAAATAGGTCGAGCCAGTACAAAGAATGAGATTAGAGACATTCAAGAGAGTGCAGTGAGAGTGGACGCTCGCAAAAAGTTCGAAGAGGACAAGAAGAAGGAGGAAGAGCGCAAGAAAAAGGCTAATATGGAAGCTGAGCGAGTGCGAAAACTCAGTGAGAAAAAGAGGATTCGTGAAGCCGCTGAGAAGTCTGCTACGTCGGCGAAGAAAATGCTCACTGAAACTGATAAGATGAAGGCGAAAGCCAAGGCTGACAAGGCTTTCAATGACAAGCTTGCTGAAAAGAGGCGACTTTTGAGAGAAAGAGAAGCTAAGTCGGAACCCAAAAAGCGAAAATCTAAGAAGAAATAATGAACATTGACGACGATTGCACCGTAGTGACAGATATGCCTCTCAGTGATGAAGTTGCTGACTTTATCGAAGCTGGTCTTCATAGAGGAATGACGAAAGAGGATGTGGAGGAATGGTGTGACAACAATTTAGATGAACTTGCAAGTATATATGAGAAGTATCGGAGTACGTACTTGTCATATGGACAGGCAGATATGACTCTATTTTTCGCACAGACGATTTATGAGAGAGATGATATGGGAGATATGATTAGTCAGTTTGTAGCCTTTCAATAATTACAATTTAAAGAAATAATCGTCCTTTAATTTAATGGGTAGTTGTGATGTGTGTTGTGAAAAATTAAACAAGATAAATCACAAAGAAGTCAAGTGTCCTTTTTGTGATTTAACAAGTTGTCGTTCATGTTCTCAGAGATACATCCTGGAATCCTTTGAAGACCCACATTGTATGGGATGTAAGACTCATTGGAATCGTGAATTTGTAGATTCATTCTGTACCAGGTATTTTCGAAATACCAAACTAAAACGTCACCGAGAAGATGTTCTGTTTGAGAGAGAGAAGTCTCTCATGCCAGAGACACAACCCGAAGTCGAGCGAGTAATACAAATGCGTAGAATTCGTACTATCATCCGACAACAAAAGGAAAAGCTTATGGAACTTCATGCAAGACATAGAGTATTTGAATTAGAGGGCCCCATACCCCGTGAAATCCAAGTGCTTTACAGGGAAATGGAGGGTACATATAGACATTTAGACCAGTTACGAAACGATGGATCATTTATGGATTCTGAACCAAGGCGTTTTATACGTCAGTGTCCAAGAGAAGAATGTAAAGGTTTTCTGAATGAAGAATGGTACTGTGGTTTATGTGAATGTAAATACTGTAAAGAGTGTAATGATCCATTGGTACCAGATCATGTGTGCAACCCTGAAACTGTAAAAACGATGAAACTTCTCAATAAAGATAGTAAGTCGTGTCCCAAATGTGGTACGGTCATCCACAAGACGAGTGGGTGTGCTCAGATGTGGTGTATTTCATGTCACACAGCTTTCAATTGGCGAACAGGTGAGATTGAGACTGGTCGAATACACAATCCACACTTCATAGAGTTTAAGAAAAAGACGATGATGTCTCGAGAACATGGAGATATTCCTTGTGGTGGTACCCCTTCATTTAGAGAATTACGTGAAATGGGTGCCACAAATGAGATACTCCAATATTCATTATTTGTACATCAAATAGAACGAGAATTAGTCTATATAGATACGCGACCGATAGACAATACCCAAATACGAGTTGTCTACATGTTGAACGATATTACCGAATATGATTTCAAACATTATTTACAGCGTCAAGAGAAGTACGTGGAAAAAAATCGAGATCTTTCAAACATTTTTGAAATGCTCGCCAATACAGGTGGGGATTTTCTTAGACAGTATGTTCTTGAACCAGAACGACATGATGAAATCGTCGATCTTTTACAGAAGATTGTGGACTATGGAAATGAAATTTTCGATTCAATTCGTAAACGCTATAATTGTCGACTTCCCAGAAATATTTATGTGTGAGTACATTAGGATGTTACTTTTGTTGTTCATCATCATTCTCGTCATCTATATATTACCCAGATACAGAAGCCCTAAGGTGTTCAAAAACTTTTTGACTGATGATGAATGTCGGCATGTAATACAGAAAGCAAAGGGTGATTTGGGAACATCATCTGTCACAAATGAAAAAAAGGTAGATGAATCGATTCGTAAAAGTGAGACAGCATGGTTGGACAAAGAGGATCCTATTGTCCGAGATATTATGGACAGATGTCTCGCACATACGGATCGACCATTCGTGAATTGTGAACAATTACAGGTGCTTCGATATGAACCTGGTGGATTTTATAAACCTCACCAAGATGCATTTGAAAATGATAAGAATATGAGAATGTATACATTCATTTTGGCACTGAATGATGGCTATGAAGGTGGTGAAACTATATTTCCAAACTTGAACAAAGAGTACAAACTCGAGAAGGGTGATGCCCTTTTTTTCGATACTCTCGATAACTATGAGTTTATGACATCCAAGGCTTTACATGGTGGGAAACCTGTAAAGTCTGGAGAGAAATGGATATGTAATTTATGGGTGAGGAAATATCCTTACACTTGAATCTCACCGCGCTCGATAAGCTTCTTACGATTCTCGAGGTGAAGTCCTTCGACGAGAGCCTTGTTTTCGGCACCATAGGGTACCGCGTAGCCCTCATCACAGAGCCACTTGTTCACATTTGTCCAGACATCATCTTCACATACCCAAACCTCGGCGAGAACGCGACCAAACTTACCCCTGGAATCAGCCTCCGGGCACCTGAGTTCGATTTCTACATCATCCTTCTCAGATGCAACCGCCTTTAGACACCATTCCTTGAGCTTCTTCTTGGATAGAAGACCGAACTTCTTCTCTTCGAGGTCACGGGTTCTGGACTCGGGTGTGTCGATCCCTAGAAGGCGAACGCGTTGCTTTGTGCACACGTCAAAACCTAGATCAATATTTACATCAATCGTGTCACCATCGACAACCCTCTCAAGGGAAGAGACCCGGTACTTGAAGTTACAGGATTCAACGTTGTAAGAGGACATCTTATAACAATCTATATACTTAAAACTTTAATACCTCCATAAAGTATGAAATGCTTCGCAACCTTTTCTGAAAACAATCTATACAAGATAAAGTTGGCGAAGACTCGTAAGAACGTTCTCGAGGGGATGTACAGACGACCAAGTGTCGTGGAAGTGCACCCAATTAGGGAGAATCTGAGACTTCGTTTACGCTTCACAGAAGCGATAAAAGAAGCACAGGAAATATGCGAAGATAACATAGAGTCACAAGAGTGTCATTGGGCATGGTACGAGGTGGATGAATTGGAGGACTCTCTCATGCGTCAATGATGACCGTGGGTGGTTCGTCATCGTATCCATAAAATTTGATAGAAACCCCATAGAGTTCATTGAGTCTAGGGTGTAGGTCCTCATTTATGAACCATTTCCATTCACGTAAATCTGTAGAAAAGTATTCACACTTGTCCTCCCCGAAGCCGCGTTTGAGAAGGAAGTCTTCGTAGCGAACCTCTTTCATGAGTGAGAAGACCCCCTCTGGTACGGGGACTGTACCTTTTTTCACTGCGTCGAATATGTCGATGATGTAGTACCCACGTGCATCGCAGATGATATTCACTTGCATGTCCGGGAACCCCTTGATAAATGATTCAAAGTCGGCGTTGCTCGGGAGAGTTGTGAAAATTGTCGGACCAACTTCATCAGGAATCACCTGTAGGAGTGAGGGGTGTGTGTGATACGCCACGGGTGCATCAGACCACTCTTCCTCGAGAACACTCGAGTCTATTCGAGCCCTCTCTTTGGAAGTCACATAGGTGAGACCTTTGTAATTCATACACCTGTCATACTTAACTTTACCCCCATATTCCCACCTATTCTTCGACGACATTTTGCTCACAGATTTCAAATCTCTCACCACGATTTTTGTAATGTGTAACCTGTGTGCGGTCATCCTACATTCATAATGACATTTTTATCTAGGAGTGTAATCTCACCCAGTTGGTCCCATGTGTAATACTTGATGGAAATACCAAACTTCTTTCGCATTATGGGGTCCATGTATCCATTTACAGCTCGTTTCCATTGGTTAGGTGTTGTTTGAATGTATACCAAGTTACTCCAATTCACAGATACACGCCGGAATTCCCTGGAAGTCATGAAACGGTTAAATTCTGCGACAACCTCATCCGGGTTAGGTTTATTCATATTCGTTTCAATGAGATCAATGATATAGTACCCTTGGTTCTCGAGGATAATATTTGCTTGTATTGAGGGGTAGTAGCTTATATACGTCCTGAAATCAGTACCACTTGGATAGGTAAAAAGTGGCGCGTTTTGTTCAGGAACTGGGTGTGTATGATACACGATATATTGAGTCATATCTTCTTGTGTGGGGGTTACAGAAGCCAGTTGTTGGTTTGTACTCACGGTTGGTGTACCGAATTTAACATAGTTGCGTGTATTCGAAAGTGTGAACGGTATAGAACCTCCGTATTCTACTCGCTGTTCCCACGTTTTCTTATACACATTCTGAAGTTCATTGATTGTTTTGCGACTCAATCTCACCGAAAGGTAACGATCATTCCCACTCGTCACCGTACCTACGTTAAAAGTATTCCTGGGTATGTTTACACGCCTAAATTTTTTGGATAGACGATTGAGTGCGGCATTAATTTGAGTCATCTTCCTTCGCCTCTCCACTTCACGACGTCTGTTAAGAGCCTGCCTACGCACT